TGGTGACCGATTTTCTCGGGATCCCCTCTTACGTGCGCGCGCATGCGCGCAAAGAGGCGAACCAAACGTCGGTCACCTTCGGTCACCCGACCCCAGTACCGGGTCCTCGCCGCCTCCCCTCCGCACCTGTCAGGCGGCGAGGACCCACCCCATCGCAAGACCTCCCCGGGTGGCGCCGTCCGCGCCCCCGCACCGCATCGCTCACAGGAAGGGCCAGACGCCCGATGAAGGACCTCTCCGCATTCGCCGCCGACACCCTCGACATCAACCTCGGCCGCGGCCGCCGCATCAGCATCGAGCCGCCGTCCGCGGCCGATGGCGCGAAGCTCGCCGCGCTCGTCACCCTCGGCGCCGCCGTCGCGACGAACGACGTGAACGACACCGTCACCGCCATGGCGCAGGACATGATGAAGGACCTCGACCAGGAGGGGCTGCACCGCCTCGCCGTCGGCGACGCCTACGACGCCATGATCGAGCAGGGCTGGCCCGGCAAGGACGTCGAGACCGTCTGCACCTACGCCACCTACTACTGGACGTTCGGTGAGGACACCGCCGACCAGATCCTCGAGTCCCGTGACAAGGGGCCGCGGGGAAAACGCCGACGACGTGGGAAGAACTAGCCCCCTACGGGGTCGGGACTCCTGACGAGAACGGCATCTACCCCGACTACCGGCTCCCCGCCGAGTACACGAAGGCGGAGAAGCCCGGGGTCAGGATCCCGTGGGCCGCAATCTACCGCGACTGGCCCACGGTCGTCGTCGACCTCGCACAGGCGTACTCGGTGCACTGGCACCAGTCCCTGGCCTGGCCGTGGCCGGTGATCCGCGGCTACGTCGAGGGGCTGCTCACCGACTCGTCCTCCCGCGTCTACCGCATCCACATCGCGCCGCTCCTCGACCGGGACGGGCGCCCGTAACCGCATAGCTGAGCAGGGGGTGGTCTCGTGGCACTCGAGGTTGGTGAGCTCGTCGCGTTCCTCCGCCTGGACGACAAGGAGTTCCAGTCCAAGCTGTCCTCGTCCGGGGGTGCGCTGCAGCGGTTCGGGCAGGGCGCGCAGCGGGTCCTGCAGCCCGTCGCGACGGGGTTCGCGGCCGGCACCACCGCCGCCGCCGGCCTCGCGACCGCGCTCCTGTCGCAGGGCGTCGCCTACAACACCCTGCAGCAGTCCTCGCGGGCCGCGCTCACCACCATTCTCGGCTCGGCCGAGAAGGCGAACGCGCAGATGGACAAGCTCGACGACTTCGCCCGGAACTCGCCGTTCGCGAAGCAGGTGTTCATCGAGGCGCAGCAGCAGCTGCTCGGCTTCGGTGTCGCCGCCGAGGACGTCATTCCCGCGCTCGGCGCGATTCAGGACTCAGTCGCCGCGGTCGGTGGCTCCAACGAGGACATCTCCAACGTCACCTACGCGCTCGCGCAGATGCAGGGCCAGGGCAAGCTGACCGGCGAGACCCTGAACATCCTCGGCCAGTACGGCATCGACGCCGCCACGATCCTCGGTGACGAGATGGGGAAGACCGGCCAGGAGATTCGGGACATGGCGTCCAAGCCGGGCGGCATTCCCGTCGACCAGGTGTGGGACCCCCTCGTCTCCTCCCTCAACGAGAGGTTCGGTGGCGCGGCCGAAGGCGTGAAGAACACCTGGATCGGCGCGACCGACCGCATCAAGGGCGCCACGAGGGACATCGGCTCCGCGCTCGCAGCCCCGTTCGTCGACCCGAACGGCGGCGGCAAGGCCCTCGACTGGGCCAACGCGTTCGCGGACCTCCTCCGCGCCGTCGAGGACCAGGCGGGCCCGCTGATCGAGGTGCTGCTCCCGAAGATCCTCCCCCTCGCCGACGGGATCACGGCGCGGCTCGAGGACGCTGCCGACGCAGTCGCCGGCCTCGACATGGACCAGCTGATCGCGCAGCTCGGCGGGGTCGGCGAGTACGCCGTGCCGCTCGCCGCCGTCGCCGCGGCCCTGTTCGCGATGGGGACGCAGGCCGCGCCGATCCAGGCGCTCGGCCTCTCCCTGAACCCCGTCGCCGCGGCGCTCGTCGCGATCATCGCCGCGTCCCCGGACGCGCGCGGCGCCGTCCTCGACCTCCTCGGCGCGTTCTCCTCGCTGAAGGACGAGGCTGGGGAGCTGCTCCTCGCCGCCGGCGACCTCGGGAACGTCCTCATCGACGGGCTCGTGCAGATCCTCTCCGCCGTCACCGGCTCCGCTACCGAGACCGGTGGCGCGATCGATCTGCTCGAGCTCGGCCTCGGCGGGCTCACCGGCGCGGTCCAGCTCGTCACCGGCGTGGCTGAGCCGCTCCTCGGCTTCCTCGCGGACCTGATCGGTGCCGCATCCGGTGCTGAGGGGCCGATCCTCGCTGTCGTCGCCGCGCTCACCCTCATGCGGGGCGTGGACGTCGGTGGGGTCCTCGGGAAGCTCACCGACGCGCTCTCGGCCGGGAAGGAGACGTGGGGCGCGTCGAAGGCGACGCTCGAGGCGCTCGGCCAGGAGGCCGGCGTCATGAACACAGCCATGATGACCGCCCGCTCCGGTGTGACCTCCCTGACGGGGGCTGTGAAGGGCCTCGTCGTCGCGAACGCCCCGATGCTCGCGATCGCGGGGCTCGCCGCCGTGATCGGCACGTTCGTGCAGCAGGCCGCTGAAGCGGACGCCCGCGCGGACCAGCTCATCTCCACGTTCGATGAGCTGACCGGTGCCGCGACCGCGGACACCGACCAGATGATCCTGACCCAGCTGAACGAGCAGCTCTCCGCGACGGACTGGACCGTCCTGAAGGAGATGGGGTACTCGTACCAGGAGATCGTCGACGTCATCAAGGAGGGCGGGCCCGCGCTCGAGGAGTACATCGAGCAGGTCAACATCGCGCGCGCGTCGGAGCATGGCTGGTCCGCAGAGTCCGATGCACGTGGTGACGCCCTCTCCCGCCTCAACAGTGCGATGCGCGACACCGGGAACGCGTACGGTGTCGCGGCCGACCAGGCGTCGGAGCTCGCCGCACAGAACGAAGCGCTGGCCGACTCTGTCGAGGAGGCCGAGGCGCAGGCATCGTCCACCACGGACGCGCTGCGCACCTTCGAGGACGCGCTCGCGACCCTGTCCGACGAGGCGTCGTCGGCGGAGCAGCGGCTCGACGCGCTGAACGACATCCTCGACCTCATGGCCGGCGGCACCCCGTCGGTCACGGAGGCGACGCTCGATCATGCGGACGCGCTGCGGGACATCACCGCCGCCGCCGAGGAGTTCGGGTTCTCCCAGTCGCAGCTGAACGACATCCTGGCCGACGACGGGTCGCTGAACCTCCAGTCGGAGGCCGTCTCCGCGCTCCGCGGGGAGATGGAGACTCTGGTCGGTGCATCCCAGCGTCAGGCCGAGGCTCTGATCCAGGCCGGTGACGAGGCGGGCGCGATCCAGGTCTACAAGGACCTCGAGACCGACCTCCGCGCCGTCGCCCAGGCGGCCGGAGTCGAGAACCCGAAGGCCGTCGACGCGCTCATCGCGTCGTTCGGGCTGCTGCCGCCGGAGGTGATGGTCGACCTGCAGATGAACGGCGTCGACGCTTCCGAGGAGAGCATCCAGATGGTGCAGCAGCGCCTGACGGAGCTCCCCGACGAGGTGATGACGTTCATCAACGGCGACACGTCCGGGCTCGAGACGAGCGTGGACGAGTCCGGGCTGCGCATGGCGTACATCGCGTCGCTCCGTGCTGATCCGATGATCGGCGCGGACGACAAGGAGAACCTCTCCATCGTCGCCGCGGCGACCGCGAGGCTGAACGAGCTCGACGGCATGGAGCCGACGCCGGAGATCGACGCTGAGAAGCGCGCTCTGGAGCGCGTCGTCGCCGGCGCGAAGCTCGACCTGGACTCGATCCCGGACAAGGAAGCGGAAGTCATCGCGAAGACGTTCGGGTTCGGGAGCCTTGACGAGATGAAGCGGGCGATCGACCGGGTCCAGTCGAAGACGGTCACGGTCACGGTCCGCACCGTCGGCACCCAGTCGACGATCACCGCCGGCCGAGTCCGAGGCGTGTCGGCCGAGGCCGACGGCGGCGTGTACACGGCGCCGGGCGTGAAGGCGTTCGCGAACGGCGGCGAGCACCACGTCGCCCAGATCGCCCCGGCCGGCGCCTGGCGCGTCTGGGCCGAGGAAGAGACCGGCGGTGAGGCGTACGTGCCTCTCGCGCTGGCGAAGCGTGCACGGTCCCTCGCGATCATGCACGACGTCGCGGCCCGCTTCGGCCACGTCATGGTGCCCGTCCATGCGGCCCGGTACGCGGACGGGTCCTCTGGCGGGCCCTCCGGCCAGGCGCAGCGCGCCACGACGCCGCAGCTGTTCGGCGACATCAACGTCAACGGGTACGGCGACTACAAGGTCGTGCGGATGGTCCAGGAGGGCATTCGTGACGCTATCGCCGATGCTGCTGTCCCCCTGGCCTGATCGGAGGTTCCATGCGTGTAGATGCACGGTTCCCG